TGGGAAAGAACAAGGATGGTGGCTTATTTGATTTATAAAGTAAATACAAGTGAGAAAAGTCCAAAGAGTTTAAAATCATTTTTCCCTCTACCAAGTGATGAAGTTGAAGATGATAAGCCAAAGTTGACACAAGAACAATTGGCAAGGACTTTAAAGTTGTATGGAGTAAAATAATAAAATGGCACAAGAAACGTTAAAAATTACGATAACCGCAGACAATCAACAAGCGGTTAAAAATATACAAGAAACAGTTACCGCAACAACAAAATTAGGTACTGCATTTAAAACGTTGCCAAGTACAAGCAATCAAGCAACTAATGCTTTAACAAACTTATCAAGGGTTGCACAAGATGCTCCTTATGGATTTATAGGTATTGCGAATAACTTAAACCCTTTATTAGAATCATTTCAAAGATTAAAAGTTGAAGCTGGTAGCACAGGTGGTGCTTTAAAAGCAATGGCTGGTGGTTTAATGGGTCCAGCAGGTATAGGTTTAGCATTAGGTGCGGTTTCATCAATAATAGTCGCATTCGGACCTCAAATAATGGATTTTATAAAAGGTACTGATAAAGCAACTGAAGCAGAAAATAAATTTGCAAAAAGTTTAAGTGATGCAAAAGCTCAAGCAACTGAAACAGGAATAAGATTACAAGCATATATATCAGTAAGTGAAAGTGCAAATGTAAGTGAAGAAAGAAGGGCAGAAGCATTTAAATTAGTTGTATCTGAATTAAGTAAAGTTAATGAGGCTTATGCTTCAACAATTACAAATGTTGACCAAGCAAGAGCAGCAGTTAATTTATATACACAAGCATTAGTAAATCAAGCTATAACATCAAGATATATTGATGAATTAGCAAGTAAAACTATTGCTTTAGCTGATGCTAATAAAAAGATAGTTCAATCTGGTAGAGATTATTACGATAATTTAGAAAAGCAAAAAAATGCTTATCAAGGAGTTACTGGTGTTGCAATTGGTTATCAACTTGCAATTAAAAATGCTAAAGATGAAAATAAAGATGCAAGAGTTGAAGCAGAAGGGTTAAAAAATGAAATAATTGATTTAAGAAGTCAAGTTGTTAATTTAACTATTGCTAATTCTGCAAATCCTTTTGGTCCAATTGCAAAATCTGCATCTGACGCTGCTAAAGAAACTGATAAAGCAACTAAAAGTGTTGAAAAATTAGGTAAACAAGCAAGAGTTTTAAAGGTTAGTACGATTGAAAATATACAAACAAAAAGAACAATTAAAACGCCTAAAACTCCAACTAAATTAGACTCTAATGTTCCAATGTGGGCGCAACAATATACGGCTGACCAAATATTTAAAAATGAAGCAGCATTAAAAGCATATAATGCCCAATTACAATTAGCAAACGGAATAACAGATACAATCACACCAGCATTTGAAGCAATGTTTCAAGCAATGGCAAATGGTGAAAATATAGGTAAAGCATTGGAGCAATCATTTAAACAAATAATTATTCAATTAAGTACTATGATTGTAAAGGCTTTAATTTTTAAAGCTATTATGAGTGCTTTAGGAATACCAACTATGGGTGGCGGTGGTGGTGGATTTACAAACTTTAATCCAATTGGCGCAGCTGGTGATGGTGGTGGTGCATTTGTTCTTAGAGGACAAGATTTATTATTAGCTACAAATAGAGCGCAAAAGGCATCTAATCTTAAAGGACAAAACATTAGTTTAGCATAATGGCATACGGATTAAGATATACAATAACACAAGAGTTAAGAGATGAAACATCATTAATAGTTAAGATATACGAAAAAAGCTATGTTGGTTCAACTGTTACTCCATATATAGGAACAAATGTTTCTTTAGTACCAAATGCTACAAATGAAGACCCAATTGCTTCTATAATATCTTCGCAGTTAAATGTGTCTTTTATTATATCTGACCAAGATGATTACGATAATTTCCCTGACTTATTAAACTTTGATGAAACAAAATATTACGTTGAGTTAGTTATTAATAATGTAATCAAATGGAGAGGTTTTTTACTTAACGATTATATACAAGTTCCATTTACAACAGGTAACCAAGAAGTAAGTATGGCTTGTATTGATGGACTTTCATTTTTAAGATACATATATTATGATGGTGATGTAAATACAAATTCATTAATTAAATTAATTGACATCATAGGTACTTGCTTAAATGCATTGCCATTTGAAGATATGATATTTATTTACGCTTGTTGTTCTTACTATGCAGATGGTATGTTTGATAGAGGAGATGCTGGTGGGGATGAACCATTTAGTCAAACTTATCAATATAAAAGGGATTTTTATAAATTAGATTATTATACTATTTTAGAAAATATAATTAAAACTTTTGGTTGTAGGTTATTCCAAGCAAATGGAGATTGGTATATTTTACCAATGAATCAACAAGCCGAAACAATTTATTATACAAGATATGTTGTTGAAAATGCGCCAACTGTAAGTGGTAATGGTATATTAACAAATACAATAAACATTCAACCTTATCAAGAAGGTAATGTCCATTTTGTAAATAATAGTCAAACAAAAATAGTTAGAAAAGGTTACCCTACTATTGAAGCAACTTTGCCGTATCAATATGCTAATAATTATATATATAACGGCACTTTTAAATTTACTACTGGCTCTGGTTCTTCATTAAGAGCGAATGGTTGGAGTGAGTTTGAGGTTGCGCCATCAAGAGCAACTTTGGTTGTTTTACCAGAAGACCAATCAAATAGATATGAAATCTTTTATTTAGGTGGTAGCACAAATGCATATATACAAAACTATTTTTTATCTCCTGTTGATTATTCATTTTTGCCAAAAATGTATGGAACAAGTGCATCTATATCTTTTGAATATCAAGGAGCAAATGCTGGTAATAGAATAAGACTTTACATAACTGCTTTTATTGGTGGTACAACTTATTATTTAAGAGATAATGATATTTGGTCAACTTCAGTACATTTTAGAGATATTGTTTATGATACATTTAACACTTATGTTTCTTATAATGTAAATATTCCTATGGGGTATTCACAAGATTTAAGTTTAACTATTGAAGGTTTAATAGGTATTAAGTTTGAAGCAGCAAATGGTGCGGTTGGTGGATATATTAAGAATGTAAAATTAACACAAGGAGATGCTTCTATTAAGCAAGTTGTGTTAACAAGAAATATTGGTGCATCATCTCAAATAGCAACAGATATAGACATTCCTTATAGTGCTATTTATCCATTTCAAGGTGCATCACCAATACAAAATAATGTAGGTTTATTATTTGATGTAAATGGTGTTATATTGAGAGATTGGTATAGATACGGATATCCACCAGAAGATTTTGGTATGTTGGCTGAATTAATTATGCGTCAATATTCAAACTTACTAAGTAAGAATATAGCTACTTTAGAAGGCGATTTGGGAGCAATATCTGGAACAAATGGGTTTATTTATCTTGATAAAACATATACAATAGAAGATTCAAGTACAAATGCTTTGTCTTATAATAACAAGAAGTTTTTAATAAATAGGCTTACATCAACTCCTTATTTGGATGAAACAAGCCAAATACAACTTTTAGAAATTACAATGGTCGATAATGCTTCAACTGCTACTGTTGATTACATTGGAGATGTTACCATAGAAACTCCAAAAAGATATTTTAATAATGCGTAAATTTGTAATATGGCAGCAGTAATTGGAAATAACGTAATGCTTTATTGGCATAGAACAGATGTTGAACCAGAGGTCGATGTCGCTTTTGCTTGTAGTACAAGTTGTACGTTTAATGTAAATGTAGAGCAAAAAGAGGTAACAAGCCAATCAAGTGCTTGGTTTAGAGAATATAAAAACGATGTGGCTACTTGGAATGTAACTTGTGATGGGTTAATTACTTTGAGTGGTTTTTCTTATTTATTTATGCTTGAGAAGCAGTTATCAAGAACACCAATAGAAATTAAGTTCGTAGTGGATAACGGAGTTGATGGTTTAACTATTATTAACGGAATTTGTAATATATCAAGTTTAGCAATAAACGCACCTCAAAAGGATGTGGCTACATACAATATTAGCCTACAAGGTACAGGTGCATACAATACAACAGGAACGGAGGTTGACCCAAGCGGTGTAATTA